CGACCACCAATGCTTGATGTTCTAAATGTCTTGCGGACGAACCAAACCAATTCTCTCATATGGAATAGACCTGGTGCCCAAATATTAGGCTCTACAAGACTGATTAGGACACCGGCTGGCTCATTATCCTTATAGGCAATCCATACTAGACCATCTTTGCTTAATGCACTGATCAATTTACCTAAATATTCTCTATTGTTGCTGGCCTTGACGGCCTGATTATAAGGAGTCTCCAGCAGAAATTCCTGCACTAGGTCAATGGCATTCTGATGATCTTCAATGGTATAGGCTAGTCTAATCATCCGTTGTTTCCGTAATCGATAGGTGTAGTGTTGGTATTATTGTTAGTAGCAGGTGCAGTATAGGGCTTGCCAAAGTCAAAACTAGTCCTACTGATTACCACAACACGATCCATACCTGTATCACCAGGATATAGATTCTTTTGATCTGTGGCATTGGTCCTACGACCAGCGATTCGTTTTTCTAATATGGCATTGACGCTGGCACATTGAATCACCACAGTGTTGCTGGCCAAGCGTGACTGATGATCTATGCTGTCGGTCAAAGTATAGTTACTGATATAGCCGCTGAATCTCAGGCTAACCTGATCCGCCAATAATTCTTTAGTGGTAGTATCAAAGAATGCACGATAGATCTTGACACGAGATCCTTTGAGTTTGGTGTTTAAGATCAATTGGATGTAACTATTATAAGCACCTAGTCCTGCTTCACCCGGATCCTTGGGCAGGCCACTTAGGCTGATCTGTATCGTATTATTGGTAGCACGTAGATCATCTTGTATTTCATTCATACCGATAAAATGTCCTAGACCTAGGTAGGTATCACCATTCCAAGTGACTGGACTATAGGTATTGGCAATAAAATAATCCGTGGCATTGACAGAGATCTTGATCAACAGACCGTGCAATATGCTGGAATTTTCTAGTGCAGGTATTGATAAACTCATATGATTTTCTCAATTAGACTAAAGTCGCCTGTAAATTGCACACGATCATTAGACACCAATTTATAAGTAGGCAAGGTATTGACTATCATCCTAAAGGTGCAACTATTGCCCACTAGGATCGCTCCTGTGACAGTAGTGGCCTCTGATGTGATTAGATTACGATGCACAGTAGCAGTCACAACTGAATCAGTGCCTCTAATCACAGTATTAGATACGATATAAGGATAACGACTACCTGCAGGTTGGATATAATCACCTGAGGCAAATATTACAGTAGAACTTGTAACAAAAGTTGTAGTATTGGTTGTGGTAGATCCTATAGTAGGCAAATTACCCAAGGTCATAGAGGTCAATGTAAAGGCACTGATAGTCACAGCCTGTGCCTGATTCAATCTTAGACCGCCTTGATAACTGGTTAGATAATTTAATTTACTATTGTTGGCCAAATTGACCTGCACTTCTGTCACACGATCAGTGGTCATTATGGCTTCAATAACTCCTCTGTTGGCAGAATAACGCAACATACCAGGTGGTGTTACAGTCATCTGTAGAGGTTGCCCTGTGTTGCGTTCGGCAGTTTTGATTCGTTGGCTACGGCTAACGCTTTGTGCTACCACAGCACGACGATCAAACTCGATGGCCTGTGCTTTATCTATAATAGTCTGGATTGACATTATGCTAATCTCCTTGTGGGTTGGCTACGACGACCTTGTTCAGTTACTGAATAGATAAACTGAGGATCTCTAGCCACTAGACTGCGGAAACTGCTGGCGTCCACGGCCTGGATGTTATAGGTTACGTTGGCTCCTCCAATAGGAATATTACTATTACCTTTATTAGGAATAATTGTGCCCGCAGTATTAGGAATAAAGATTTCAGGTCCATTCTCACCAACGATACTTGGAACACCTACAGGAGGATTACCACCTTCAGCAAATCCAAACAATGTTCCTAATCCTACAATTGATTTTCTAACACTGATTCTAATTAGGTCAGCGACTATGCTATTGGCTAGATCACTGAAACTTAATTTGCCAGTTTGTGCAAATTTAACAAAGGCATCTTCCATACCTGTAGTAAAAGTATCAAAAGTATTCTTGATATCTCCTGCTGTATCCTGTGCCTTGGTTTTAAATGCATCCCAAGAATCAGTTAATCCTTTAGTGAATTCTGTAGTGCCACCTAGGGCATCTATCTGTGCATTGGCAATACCTTCATAACCTTCATAGATTGCTTTTAAACCATCTGCTAACTGTTGGGCACGTTCAACACTTAGACCATCACCACTATCTTCAAATGCCTGGCTATAGGCACGTGCGGCGGTTAAAGCGGCCTTGCGTGAATTTTCTTGTATGCTGGCAATTTGTTGTTCTAAAGGACTCTTGCCCTTTTGTGTGCGACCAAAGGCAATATCAACCTGTTGATCATTAATAGTTCTAAGAGCATCACCTAACTTTTGATATCCGGCAATTTGATCTTCAATGCCCTTCTTGAGTAATTCATTTTCCTGGTTGGCTTGGATATCCTTGACACGTTTATTACGTGCCTGTTCTGCTAGATCAGTTGATTGTTTTAATAAATCACCTGCTTCTTTTTGCAGTTGCTTTTCACCTTCGGCAGTGATAAGATTCTTTCGTCTTTGTTCGGCAATACTAATAATGGTATCATTATATTCCTTGCTGGCACGAGCGATATCTTCATCATATTTTAGATTATATTCAGCATCATAACGGCCTTTGTCCTGGATATCTAGGATTTGACTTTCTAATATCAATTGACGACGTTTGGCATCTAATCCTTGAAGACTAGATTTAACTGTTTCAGATTGTGTCTTGAGGAAATCCTTGGCTTTTTCATTTGATTCTAATCTAATCTTAGCTTCAGCCGCGGCCTGTTCTCTAGATCTATCCACACCATCTTTATTTTTTTCAGCAAACTGTGCTCTAACTTCTGTTAATTTTTCTTCTTGTTCTAGTTGGAAAGAATATAATTGATTAAAATTTCTACGAGCATCACCGATCCTACCAATATAGGCATTTTGTGTTTCTAATAAGGTAGCATTAAGAGCACTGGCCTGCTCTGCGGCTTCTTTGATATTAATTTTAGATTTAATTAATTGCTCATTAACTGCTAAAATTGGATCTATAACTTTTTCAAATTGACGTCTAAAACTATCAGTTTCGGGACCTGCATCCTTAAGATATTTTAAAATATCCGTTATAGTGGCTACAGTTTTTTCTGGACTACTATTGTCTAATCCTTTTAATTTTTCACCTAATACTACAGCCTGTTCAGTGGTTAATCCTAACCATTTTGCTTGAACTTGTAAAGCTATACCTAAAGAATTACTAATAGATCCCATACCCATTGTAGGTAAATTAGTAGTTTCTTTTATAGCATCTAATCTAGCCTGTGTTAAGAATCCATAATCACTTACTAATTGTTTAACAGCTCTACTATTTTCATCTTCTGATTTTAATTCTAATAGTTGTTGTCTAACCTCAAAGAATTTTTTAGCTTCACCAGTTAATGAACCATAACTATTACCCATTCCAACTAAAGTAGTTTGATTTTCTCTTTGTGCTGAAATATAGGCATTATTGGTTTTAACTAAATCATCTGTAATTTCTTTAAGATTACGAAAATCAACACCAAGAGCAGATAATACTGGACGAGCAACGGCTAGGCCTACAGCCAAAGCCGCACCTGCCGCGGCACCAGCGGGTCCAAATGCGGCTAGGACTTCGGAACCCTGCTGTCCAAGAATACGCATCCAGTTAACACCAAGTTCTGCTTCAACTGCGATATCTTGGATGTTAGCAGATAAGGTTCTGGTATTAAAAGCCCTAAATGAATTCGCAGTGCTTTGGACACCTTTTTCAATATTTTTTAAATTATCAGTGGCCTGCGTCAGTTGGGCTTGCCCCTCCACTGACATCTTGACTACTAATTCATCTACGGTTTTTGCCATATTAATTTCCTAACACTTTTCTTATATATGCTCTTACAGCATCCACGGTAGGAGCAACCATACCCTTGGGACTTTGCTTACTCCATCCTTTGTCTAATCTAACAGCATAGGGATAGTTGGCATCAATTTCTGTTGATGCTTTGATCGTATGCCTACGAGCATTGCCAGACTTTACAGGAGTATTTTTAACAAACACAGGATAGGCTACATCAGTAAGGACCTGTGCTGTGATCTTTGTTTGTAGTTCTTTCAATCGAGTTTCAGCATTTAACGCCATTATGATCTAACTCCTTTAAACAATTCTGCCAACTGATCAGGATCATATTGATCGTTGTCTCCGGGATCCAATTTATGTTTTTCCCAAGCCGTATAGACATCTACCACCATAAGATCAAAAGTAGTTGCATCACGTAGAACAGTGCTAGGCAATTGATTATACATTTTGGCCAGATGTCCTATGGTGATCAACCTTGCGGATTCCCAGTCTCGCTCATCGACGACTTGGGATTTAACTTTCCCAGATTTTCATTGATTTTAGACAATGCTCCGACTGCCAATTGAACAGGTAATGCTTCATCATCCTTGAGCACGGTATTACCCTCTGCATTAAGAATAAGGCGTCTTAAAATAGTATTAAAGTTTTCTGATCCCTCATTTTGAAACTTATAAAATTCAAAATAGGTAGTGATATCCACATAATCCTTCATATAGAATATCACTGGTTCGCCAAACTCATTAATGATATCTTCACTGTCTAGCACAACTTCAATCAGTTGTGGCTTTTTTACAAATTGACCTATGTCTTTCATCTTTGTTCCTTTTTATCTTTATTGATATGTAATACTGCCAAGGCAAATTTTAACCTCGCAGTGATCTTTTCCGCATCGCCTTGCAGGCAACGCAGTTCATTAAGGCTCTTGGCTATCTCTGCCTCGAGGCTTCCTAATAATTCTTCGGGTGTGTAATCTTCTAATCGCAAGTGAATCTCCTAATCTTGTGTAATATTTAACTATAAAAGAAAAAAGGCGGGTTGAAACCGCCTCTTTCCTCAGAGTGTTGACTCTTAGACTACGCTGGTAGCAACTTCACCATCAACAGCGATAGTAAATGGTGTTACCCATACTGGAGCTGTTGGAGATACCTTAGGTGCTAGAGCAGTCATATAACCCTGGCCGCTGATATATCTAGAACCAGTCGATAGTCCGTTGAAATATACACGCCAGTAGATTAGTGTAGCCGCATTGCTTAGGTTGTGAATACCAGTTACGCCACCGCCTGCATTGGTAGAGAAATAGGTAGTAGCGTCAACTACTAGATTTCCTGCGATGCTGTTGGTTGCTGGAGTTGGTAAACTGTATTGACCAAATCCGTCTAACTGTGTCCAGTTAAAAATGCCCACATTGTTATTAACTGTGATATCCTGTAGAGCTGGAACAGAAAAACCAGTGCTTGTTGATGCAATAGTTCCTGTTGAGATCTGAAGGACAGCACGACTAGTAGCAGGGCTTGTGTTAAAATATGCCATTTTCGTTTCCTTATGTTTTTAGTGTGTGCAGTCTAAACTCGAAAGTATAGAACAACACGTCTTCTGTTTTTTCCACAACGTAATCACTTTCACTGATGAAATTGGTTACATTGAGTTGGTCTTTGCAAGCCAAGACATTGGTGATAAGATTGTCTAACTGACTTGGGGGATTCTTTGCGTCCATACAGATGTAGGCTCGGCAAAATAAATTATCTTGGATCACATTACGATTGTCCAAGGTAGGAATCAGGGTAGATTCTTCCTTGTATTCACTATCCACATAGATCTTCTTGAGATTTTTGCGATATAGTGGTTGAGCGTTCTGTTCCCACGGCAACTCAATGCTAACACCAAACTGAGTCAGTGTTGAAACATTGGTTGTGATTGCGGTAAGCAGTTGTGATCTCATTATCTTACTCGAATAACATTGCTACGGACAGGCAATTTCTCCAGGTTGGTGATGGTGCCGTTGCCGGACCAATCATACCAACTACCATCATCAATCAATTCCTGGAATAGGCTACGATATTTTTCGTTGAAGAAACCTATCTTAGCCCGTTCAGCATTATCTTCCTTGCTAAAATCAGCGATCTTAGGATAGATATAATAACTCAATGCATAGTAAACGCACAAGTCAGTAAAATCGTCCTGTCGAGCCTGTATTTTATTAGGATCAGGATTTGGAATTGATAACAGTCCCAGTGTGACGAGATCCAAGGTGCCATTAGTTAGACGCATATAATAATTTCTCCACCAATCGGTAGTGCCAATTATGCTTAACAATCTACTTGTAGCACGAGTCAATGTGATCTCAATCTCGTCTGCCAGTGTAGAGGCTTCTACCAATTGAAATTCATTGGCTTCAAACACACGTTGATCAATCTTCAACACATCTTCATATGATGCAAAACTGGTTACGTTATTTCCGCCTACGTTGATAAAAGCCATCTTGTTCCCCTATGCTTAGTTAATGACGCCGTCAGCTGTGATAGCGATACCGTGTGTGCTCTGTAGAACACTGGCACCAGCCACAGATACCAAAGTCATATCAGTAGCACGAACGCTAGGCAAGTATAGAGTTTGTAGATCTAAACCACCGCGTTGAGCGATACCAAGAGCGTCTTTGGCGAAAACACCAGCAACATAAGTTGTAGCACCACCAGTTGTGGCACCAGCCGCAACCAAAGCACTTTCGAAGATTGTAACACCAGCGATGCTACCGATGAAACCAGTAACCAATGCTTGGTTACCAACATCACTTAGAGCACCTAGTTGATTGCCAGTAGCACCACTGTATGGAAGAGTTGTGGTCAACTGCTTCTTCAAGTTGTAGGCCTGTGCTGGGTGAACAACAGCGTAGTATGGTCCCATAACCTTACGACTACGTAGAGTGGCCGCGGCTTGTAGGATTGTGTTAACAGTTAGTTCTGTAGAAGTAGAACCGATGTCACTAGAGAAACTAGAGAACTTAGAGAAAGCGTTTGTGTCAAAGCTTTCACCGATAGAGCGTCCAGCTACCAAGCTCAACTGGCTCATAATGTCGCCGTAAGCACTGTCACGAAGCATATTAGAGATCTGAGTGTAGTAAACGTGTTCACCCAATGTGATCAATGCTTGGCTACTTGTAGTGGCGATAGCACTGGTGCTGGAATCGTCAGTTACATAAGAAGCCGCGTTGTTACCCCAGATTGGCACTTGAGCAACTTTACCTGAGTTCATTGGAACGTCAAATACAGTTGTGATCTCACGAGCGATACTGGTCTCGTAGGCCGCGAATTCTGCCGCGGTTACAAAATTGGCAAAGAATTCTTCATTCCAGCCCGAATTTAATGATGGAGTAGTCATTTTAAATGTCCTTTAATAAGTTTATTTTTTTACCGATTGCTGGTATAAGCGTCTGTGTTCAGGATTACGCATATCCAACTTACGGATATCTATTTTTTGTGGACTTTGACCAATATTACCTCTACTGTTGGTAGTGCTGGCTCCGGCTGAGACAAAATGGGGATTGGTGTCTAAGAATTCTTTGACTAAATCTTCCACTCTCAAAGGCTGACCTTGGTCGTTGTATCTAGCAGTTCCCTTGGCATCGAGAACTTCTACTTCACCATTTTCATTCAACCTAACCTGAGGTTTCAACAGGGCTTTGACTTGTTCTGCATTAACAGCACGAAGTTGGGCCGCGGCCGATACCAGGGGCACATCAACGGTATAGTTCTTAATGATCTCATCCCGTTTACGAATTTCTTCGTCTTTTTTCTGTGCTAGATTTTGCAGGATACTGTCAAATTCTCCACGCTTCTTTTGGTCGTCGAGTTTTTGTTTTTCAAATGTCTGCTTGATCTGACGCAGTTCTTCTGGATCACCTAGATCAGC